TTGTAACCGCATGAGAAACAGTGAAATATTCCTGTAACTTTATCTACTCTCATTGAAGGAGAGTTATCATCATGTTCAGGGTTTAGACAATGTATAAGAGCATCCCTACCACTTAGGGTATACTGTATTTTCTTCTCTCTTAATAAGTCTTCTGCTATCATAATTACATATATTATACACGAATTTTAAGTTCTTGTCAAGAACTATTTTCGAACTACCCATGATTTATCGTCAAATACTTGCATTATTTTGTTTCCAAACTTATTGTTTACAGCTTTATATACTTCAGGCCAGTACTGTTTGTTATAGTCATGCCCTCCCATGTACCCACCTGGTTTTACTTTCGGCCAGTATAAATCTAAGTCTTTTGCTACTGCGTGTCCTTGATGGTCGCCATCTACATAAACAAAGTCAAATACTCCATCTGTAAACTTGTTTGAACAGTTCTGAGAGTAATCTCTATGAAACTCTATGTAGTCCCAGTATCTGCAGTTAACCTTTGCTTCCATGTATACTTCGTGCGCGCATCCATAAAAGTAAGGGTCAATCGTATGAATCTTTTTAAATTTACCACTAGATGCGAATATTGCAGTAGATTCCCCTGCATATGTTCCTATCTCTATCATGTAGCCATTGTCAATCTCTAAAGAATGTGCCAACGCTACAAGTCCAAACCACTCAGTATTTCTTTTTGTTTTCCACTCCACCCAATTAGAAGGTGGGTTAAAACGCATACTTCCAAACTCGGGTATGCCTTCAGGTAAATAGTTCTCAGGTTTGTTTGTGTTTCCAGCCATCTAGCTCGTCTCCTATCTTCTCAAATTCTTTGTAGTCTGTTCCCATAGAGTCTGCACCATTCTCCTCATAGTACATTGACTTCCATACTAATTCTAGCATTTGGAAATAGATTGCTACCATTCTGTCTCTTTCTTGTGTTTGACCCCATAGATAGAATACTAACCACCATTCTTTATCGAATCGGCAGCCTCTTATCTCTTGCCCATGTTGGGCAGGGAGTTCCTGAAGACATCTCATCCTCTGACTCCCTGCTATGGGGTACCAGTTTGGCATGCAGAGTATGGGAGATTTTACTCCGTCTTTTGCCAAACTTTCCCTTAACTTTTCATTTAGCGGAACGTTTTGTATATTTTCTTTTACTTTGTCTTGTTCTAGTAACCATCCAACTGTTCTCACATACCAAGTATGTGGAGGTAATGGTACTAGTTCCGCAGTTTCTCTACTTACTCTATCATAAGCCATGTACTCTCTCCTTAAATTCTTCTAAGTATAGTACTTCGGAGTTCCACTTATGTGCAATTGTCTTACAGTATGTTACTATATTTAATCCCTGGTCTTCGTCCCACCAACTACCATCTACAACTATTATTCCTCTACCCCAGTTTTTAAAACATTCTTGCATTACATAAGGAAACTTTTCATCTGCTGTACCTGTGCCTTTTTGAAACTTACATTCAATTGCTAAGTTATTATATAGAACTATATCCATAAAACTGTCTTTTCCTTTGTAGTCACTCCAATAAGGAACTTGAGTATCTACTTCATGCCCTGCATCTCTACATAGTTTTTCTACTAATAGTTCGTGTTTTTTATAGTCCTTCATTCATTTCCCTGTATCTTTGATTCCATTCATCTTCATAGATTTCTCTAAACTGTTCTAGTGTTGGAAAAGGCACTTCTATGCCCTGTTTATTTGCAAAAATAAGTTTGCGTAAATATGTTGTGTACGCTACTTTAAGTTGTTCTTCTGTGTATAAAAGCATTTTTTACCTCGTAGTTAAAAAAGTATTTGAGCGCAAGTTCGTAGATACCTGATACATCTTTTACGTTCCAGTGGTCGTTTTGTGTTGGAGTACCTATCTTGCAAATTTGTTCTCCTCCACACCACATATAAAAACCTGTTCGGCTGTGGACTTCTGCCCACTCTGCATCATTCTCAGCAGTTCTCATAGTTGGAAGTATCTTGTCATTGTCAAATACAATTTCATATAATCTATTATCTTTTCTATGTTGTGCAGTCATTTTTATATCTCTATTCCCGCTGGGGTCTAGTTTCAATTTTGTAATGCCTGGAAATACTTTTCCTAATCTTCTGTAGTCTTTTATATCTGCACTGATTACCCATGCTTGCATAGGTAATTTTAAGACTTTGTTTAGCATTACTCTATTCATTCCAGGATGTAATGAGAACTCTTGTTTACCATCATTGTACCACACAATAAGTGGGTCTACAAATCCATTCTGTAATACATCTTTGATGAAAGCATACAGTCTTATGTCTTGTCTATTCTGCTGTCGCTGCCACCACCCTTTTACATTGTTCATACTGGGGCATGGAATTGTTCTAAATAAATCTCTAGTATCAATTACTCCAATACATATTCTTTGTTGTAAAGGGTTATAAATCATAAGCACTTTCTCCTGTAGATAAAGCTTCTTTCATTTCAGCTTTCTCGTCTGGGTCTATCTCAGTTTGAGGACCGATACGTAGGCTGTCCCAATTCATTGTGGATACGAAGCCTTCTACTTTTCCATTTCTCATCTTATCACATTTCAACTTGATTGCAGGTTCTGTGTCGCCCCAATGCTGAATACTGTAGGCAGCATCAACTGCGTCAAGAATACCCTTGGCGAATCTTGCTTCTCCTTTTTCGTTTGTTTGAAATGCTGAGAGAACAAGGACATTGTTCTCTTGGGCTAGTGCTTTTAGCCCTTTGGATATCTCTATCTGTTCAGTCCATTCGTACTGACCACCACGACTGGGAGCGTTGTGGCGTCTGACTTGGTTTAGGTAATCCACAATAACTATGCCAAGGTCTGGAGTAGATGCAACCTTTTGTCTTACTACACTAATAATTTTAGCGAGTGTAAGACTTGGGTCGTAGTAGATGTCTACTTGAGGAACATCTGTACGTAAGGGATTACGAGTCAATTGATAATGGAACTTATCAAAATCTTCGTGTTCATTGAACGCTTCCCTAGCTTCTTCTCCTTTCTCAAATCTTCCTGCCCACCAATCAGCTACTTTATGCCACTCCATAGGAGATAGATTTTTAGTATTGATTCGCTTGATAGGAATATTACATGCCATAGCACAGACTCTTTGAAGAATCTGTCTTGGTTCCATTTCGATTGTAAAGTATAGTGCCGACTTACCTTTTTCGGTAGCCGATACGGCAACGTTACAACACGTAAATGATTTACCTCCACCACGACTTCCGCCAACAACGACCAGGTCTTTGGGAGAGAATTTATAGTCAAAATCATACTCATGATTAAGACCTAGAGGTAGATACTTAGCGTAATCTTCCTCACTGTCAAACAGCTCGATAGTTTCCATACTTTCGTTTTCGTCATTGGTTTCTACCCTATCTTCTACTTGCACTACAATTTCTTGTAGTAAGTCAATGTTCTCACGAGCATCGCCGATAGCTATTTGATTGTCTACAAAAGATTCAATTCTTGTAAGAATCTCACTTTGTGTAAATTGATTTTTTAAATAATCTAATAATAATTCTGGAGCAACATCTGTCTCTACTGTCTCAATAGCATAAATCTTTTCTTGAAGTTCTCTTGAACGAACTTCTAGTTTTAAATCTTCAAATGTTGGCAAGTCATGATACTTGTGTACGTGCTTGTCTACTATTTTCCACAGTTTTCGGTACTCACCTTCAGGGAAATAGTGTTCTTTTAACCCGTTCCAAGTATTAAAATCACCATTCGCAAGTATTTGCTTAAGTAATGCACTTTCTAATGTCAATTGAATCTCCCAAAACAATTATTAAGTTATAAAAAAGGCGAGGCAATCCCGAAGGAAAGCTCGCCATGAGATGAATAGGTATTAGCCTATTTCTTTTTTAGCAGCACCGTTATAGTCTGAGCACTGTAAGCCTCTTCTAGTAAGCATTGTTTTCACGCCTCTTACTGTTTTGCCGATTTCATCAGCAATTTCTTCAACAGTCATG